GTTGTTCTATTTCTGAACTCCACGCCGTTGCTAAGAATATACACTTATCACCATAGATGAAAGTTCCTCTATTTCTAGAACTTACTTCTGTTTGGATTTCGTAAATATCACCCAATCTCATATCTTGATTCAGAACATCATAAGCTACTTCAATCATAGGGTATTGACTAACACCACTATTCGTTGTTTCTTCCGTTCCTACTGTAAAAATACGTTCATTAGGTATTCTCTTTCTGTTTATTCTAACCTTACAACTAACTGTATCACCACCTGTGTGTCTTAAAGAAAATCCTATAACAGAACGTAAGTTTAGATTTTTTCCACTATCGATTAACTCTTGTGTTATTCGATATCCACCATTATCAAGTGCTGGTCCGAATACTGCGTTATCCCAAAGAATTTCTTTGTACCCTTCAAAGTTAATAAAATCTTCTGTATCGTTCCTAACATCACCATTCCAATATCCGATACCACTATAATGTGTATTATCATCCCATCCTTGATTTTTATTTTTTCTTGCAGATGCGGCACTTAGTGTTAATTCATATCTACCACTAAACGTATCTTCGAACTCTGATTCTTCTGGATTGTTAGACCTTATTGATACACCATTTATGTAGATATCACCCTCATTGATAAATTGTTGTTCGATAATTTCTAATGGAATATCAGGAAGTGGAGTGATTAATTCATTTGATAAAGTTTCAATAGTTCGATTGTAGATATCTCTATCGTACAATGTAGTATTACCTTTTACTTTGTGATACCCATATTCTTTTTGAGAATCTTCTTCTAAAGTATAAGACACTATTTGTTTCGAACTATTTCTTTTTATTTCACGTAGTTCGATTTGTTGTTGTTCTGTTGTTATGTTTGTTTGTGCCATTATCTAACCACTTTAAATACGAATCCATCGAAATATTTCTTATCAGAACTGCTATCAACTCTAAATTCGAATTGATAAAACCTTTCAGGTTGTAATGTGTTAAACCAAAAGTTAAAGAAGTTTCCAGTTGAATCACAACTTACTTTTGTGTATGTTGTATCAAATGGAATCAATACTAAATTAGTTTCAACATCTCTTACCTGGTAATAAGTAGTTGATGGAAGGTATTTAATTTGATTGTATGGTGCTGAGTTTGTGAAACTTCTTTGTGGGTATGTTTCTCTACCAACAACTCTTAATTTGGTTTTGGATAGTTCCTTATATTCGGATTGTAGATTCTTCATATACAATGTAATATCTTTTGTTAAATCAAGCTCATTTAAAGAACCTGTTACGAATGATGAATCATCCCATCTTGTCTCTAAGGTAGGTACATATATTGTGTGAGTATCGTTTGAGAAAAACTTAGATGAACCATATTTTGTAGAACCACTTTCTTCAGTTGAACCTCTTTTAATAATGAATCCATCGTTTGGTCTTGAACCTGATAACATATCTCCCACATACTTTGTTACATCTACATTCAAGTCAGCAGTAGATTTTGTGAAATTTTGTGAGTATTGTGTACCATCTACAGATGCGGTGTACCACGTTGCTCCGCCTGAATTCTTTAACCAACCAGCTTCACTAATTGCTCTTACATCTAAAGAACCTGAAAATGTTATTTTAAAATCATCTATCGAACCAGTTTGAGCTAACGATGATGAATTAAAGTATGTATATGCAAATATGTAATCACCACCTTTAGTTGGGGTAAATGATATTGATTGAGTTGCTGCTGATGTATATGATGATGTAAGGTTTGTTACACCTGTTCTTAATGGTAATCCATCTGTATCATAAATTGTAAAATCAATAGAATTAAAATCGTTAGGGTCTAAAGATGATGATATTTGGTAATTTATACCCGATTGTAATTCAACCGAAAATTGTGCATCTGCTCCACCCTCATCAGCGTATAAATTTAATTTTGATTGAGAGGCAAACATTCTAACACTATTAGTTGTAGTTTCGTTTACTCTATTTCTTAATTTAAAATCACCCTCATTTTGAGTGAACGTTTCCCATTTAATTAAGTTACCCTCTTTTTGGTAAACATATACTTCATCAAAAGAACCAGTGGTAGTTGTACCATCGCCGCTTCCATCAAAGAATGTAAATCTTAATTCGTGGTCACCTGTTTCAGTTGCAGTTAAATCAAATGATTGAGTTGATGATGCGGTTATAGCACCAACCATACCTTCATAATCACCTTCGGTTTTTAGAACTCCACTTGGTGTTTTGATTCTAAATGCAACATCATCAAATGAGGCAGGGTCTATCTGAAATTGTATTCCATAATTAACAGTATTTAAAAGATGTACTGGGAATATTAATGTTGTTCCTGCAAAGTTAGATGCTGATATAATTAGTTTATTGTTATCAACTAATGCAAATGGTGAGTTACCATTGAAATCATTAATTGATTCTGTTAAAAACGCAGAACCACTTCCATCGGTAAATCCTTCATATAATACAACACCTTTAGTTGGTGCAGTACCTAAAACACTACCATTAAATACTTGTGTACTACTAACACCCCATAATGTATTATCATCCCTAAGTTCCCAACTACACCCAACTTTAGTTACTGGATTATCATAAAATTGTCCTGAACCTTCTGCCCAACTTTGAGATATAGGATATACTTCCAATGCATATTCTGTTAACACCTCATTAGCTTCTGTTGAAGTTAGATTTAATTTAAACTCTGAAGCAGTTATATCACCACTTACTATTGATTGTGATAATGCAGATAAATCAAACTTAGTTAAGATTCGGCTATTACCAGTGTGTATTGTATTTGTATCTTCATCAAAGAACTTGGTAACTTCTAACACTTCGTCTAACCCAGTATTCTGAGCTTTACGATTGTTCAATTCGTAAATTGTAGTATCTTTTTCTCCGTATATTCTGTAAATCATACTATATCCTCATTTAGAATTGTTGTGTTACAACCTGTCCTCTAATATCTGTATTTGGGAATTTAACTTCAAATATAGATGGGTCTTTAGGTGGATAAATAATACCCCCCTTTGTTGCGTTTATAATACTGTATTTGTTTGGTGAGTAGTTACCATTGAACTTATTACTAATTTGTAAACCACCCTTACCCTCTTTATCAGGTCTTACTACCGTTTGTACTCCATCTACTTTATCCAACTCAACATATATCTTAGATAAGTTGATTGGTTCATTGATTCTCCAATTATCAATATTGAAATAATCTTTCATTCTATCAATCGCTCTTAAAAGAACTTCGTTAGAATTGTATTCTGGTAAAACTATGATTTCAAAAGTAACAGCGATATTAACAATATGTGCATCTTTGATATTTACTGCATCCGTTAATAATCGATGATACGATATATAGTTTTTTAAGTTATATTTTGTAGCAGCGTTTAGAGCTGATAAGTTTTTCTGATTATCATACCCACAAGTATATAAATTCAATGCCAATGGGTTTGGAATCTCAGTATTGATATACTGTCCATCTACTTTTGAGTTTTCAGTTTGATAATCTTGTTGTAAGTATGCTTTTGCAACCGAACCAAATTGTGGTGGTAATGCGTAACATCTCATTACATAATCTTCTCTTGTTACAGTTCTATTTTGAGCTGCGAAGAATGCCATAGCATTCTGTCTAATTTCTTCTTGGGTTTCTGTAGTTTTACCACCAACAGCTGCGTTTGGATTACTACATGCTAACGATTGTCTAACAAAAGAAACCAATGTATCTGATAGATTGATTTCATTTTTTAAAGTTGTTGTGCTTGATAATACATTTACCAAATCTTTAGCAGGTACATTATCAACGATACCATTACCAACTAAATAGGTAACAGTCAATGTTGTATTTTGTGGTGCAACCCCATACGTTTTTGTGTATAAAAAGTTTGAAGGGTCTAATGATGAATCTAAATTCTGATGTTCTGTATAAAGTGCTGAACCTACATTATCAGGATTAGGAATGATTTCTTCATCAGCGTTTGATGAGATACCTGCTCCAAACTGAATTGTTAAGATACCATCATCTTCGAAGTTGGTTACATATCTTTTTGGAACTCTATTTAGTTCTAAGAGATATGGAGTATCACCACTATACTGATGTAAGTATGTGGAGTTATCTTCGTTGTTATCTATTTGTTCGAATACCGTATCTTGTGCTAGGTATGGAACTCTTGTCCAAGTATCACCATCCGAATCAGATATGTTTTTAACTCTGATTAGATTATCATCTTCGATTTTTACTTTATCATAAATCTTTGGTGAACCAAATTCAAACGTTTTGGTTTTTTCTTTTCCACTCGTAGCTTTTACTTGTTTCTTTAAAAGATAGTAAACTGGTTCATTTGTGTTTTCATCAATTTGGTAAACCGTAACTTCGGTTGGACTAAACGATGATGAGAATCCAAAATCTACAGATGAGACTGTTGTAAATTCTACATCTGAAAAATCTGTTGAACCAACTACCATACCCTCTGATAGAGTCATAGCATAATCAAAATCAGGAGCTACAGTATCACCACTACCTTTTGCTGGTACTAATTGGAATACATCTAATGTTACCGATGCTGGTATAATATTTTTTGGTTTATATCCTAATGAGTTTACGATGTTAAATAGATTTACATTTTCTTCTGCGGTACTTAACAACGATTCTCTTAATTGAGTATCTGTGTAGAATGATAATACATCACCTACATACGATGCCATTTCCATAAACATCATACCAGGAGATGATTCGTTAAAATCATTGTATGTGTTTGGGAAATAGTTTTTAGAAAACTCAATTAAGTTTTTTCTAAATTCACCAAAATCTCTACCGATTAACGATACATCCTTTTGTACTAAATCTGATTTCTTTTTGTTTGCCATACCTAACCTTATTCTATTGTACTTCCAGCAGAATCTATAAATAATATTATCTGTTGGTTTGCACCTTGCTCCGTAACCCTAAAACTTAATTCTATTCTTACAAAGTTTCTATCAGGATTTGTTTCAATACCTATATTGTCAATAACTATATACGGCAACCAAAATTTAATATCTTCTGAAAGGGTTTCTGAAATTCTTTCATTTAAGTTTAAATCTATGTTTTCAAAGAGTTGTGAATATACATCCGAACCAAACAAAGGTTGAAATGGTCTTTCACCCTTTCTGGTCAATAATAGATTCTTTAGATTAGATACTGCTTGTTCTTCAGTTGTAAAACTTTGAGCGAATAATCCATTGGGTTTACCAAATGGTAATTTTACTCCAACTGCAACGTTCTTATCAAAATCTATTGGATTATAAAAATATTCTTTTCTTTGCTTAGCCATTTATTATCTTCCCTTTTTCTTGTCAATAGCTTTCATCAACTGAGAATAATCTTTGTTGATAACGTTCATAACACCAGCAACTTCTTCACTATTTGTATTAATAGGATTACCATCAATATCTTGCATTGGTGCTACTGCCGTAGAACGACCTGCCATAAACGATTGAGCTTGATTAGAAGTATATGGGTTTGCCTCTATATTTCTCCACTCACCACTTTGATGTGTTTCGTTTAAC